GATACTGGCGATGCAGGACCACAGGGACCGCAAGGTATCCAAGGTGAAACAGGCCCAGTAGGACCGCAAGGATTGCAAGGTATCCAAGGTATCCAAGGTGAAACAGGCCCAGTAGGACCGCAGGGACCACAGGGTATTCAAGGTCCGAAAGGTGATACTGGAGATACTGGACCACAGGGTATTCAAGGTCCGAAAGGTGATACTGGAGATACTGGACCTCAAGGTATTCAAGGTATCCAAGGTGAAACAGGTCTGCAAGGCCCGCAAGGTGAAACAGGCCCAGTAGGTCAGGGAGTCCCTAGCGGTGGTAGTACAGGACAAGTTTTAACAAAATCTTCCAATTCTGATTACGCTACCATATGGGCAAGTCCTGCAGATGGTTCAAAAATAATACAAAATATCGTAGCAGATTATACAATACTAAGCAATGATGATTTTATATATTGTAACGCAACATTAGATATTATTTTAACATTGCCAGCAGCATCTAGTAATACTTCACATATTTATTTTATTAAAAATAATAGCAATTCTAAAGTAACTATTCAAGCAGCAGAGTTAATTAATGGACAGTCTAATTTAGAAATAAGATATATTAACTCTTCGTTATCTTTAGTCTCTGATGGTACAACATGGTCAATTTTCTAATGGATATATATGGCATATTTTGAAAAAACAAACTTAGTAGATTCAAATGGTATTTTGATTGATGCTAATAATCCCTTACCTGTAAGTGAATCACCTACACTTATTAGTTTATTTTTAAGACTATTAAATTTAGTCGGATCGCCCGTAGGCTTTGATAAAAGTATTCAGAGATATAGGCAAACTGCGATTATCGAGTCGGGCACCGTAACCGCTGTCACCACCGTAACCACCGTCACCAACTTGACCAACATCAACGGTAACATCGGAATCTACCAAGCTACACAGCAAGTTTTTGGTCAAAACATGACCGCTTGGCAAGCCTGTGTTCGTTCACGCATTACTTAAGGAAATATATGGCAAACGTATTCAAAAAAGTCATTGACCGCTTGATGTGGGCGCAAGTATCGCCCTCTGCCAACGCCAATTCTGCCGGTCAAAGTCTAGCCTCCGATCTGCGCTCTGACGTATCGCGCAACCCGTTCATTTATCAGCTGGTGTCCAACACCGTGCTGAACCGGTTCAACATCGTCACCAAGTCGTGGGGCTTGGTTCAGTCTCCGGCGCTGGCCGGAACCTTTGGCGTCGGCTCTGCCTCAGCGTTTGTGCCCAGCCTCGGGCTTGTCGGTGTCATCGCAGCAGGCGCTACCACCAGCCAAGTAGCTATCTCCACCGCTTTCCCCACGGCGGTGGGCATCAACATGCTGGCAAATCGGGGCGGCTCGGGCGAATACGGCTTCAAGCTGCGCATCATTGACGGCGTGGCCGGCAAGACCGAAGAGCGTTACATCGCCAGCAACAGCGGCGGCACCACGCCGACAATTCAGGTAGAGGCACCGTTCACGTTTACGCCTTCAACCGGGGCGCGCTACGAGATCGTGGCTGGTCGGCTGTTCATGCTGGGCGCGGGTGCGGTGGCTGCTAATATTTGGCGGTCGTTTGAAGTAGCCAGCAACACGCTGTCCACGGGCTTGTCCACCACTGGCCTGCCCGCCACGATTGCTACCGACAGCGACATCATGGTGTTGGATGAGCAGTACACGCCCTACGACAGCAACCCCGGAGACGGCATGATTCGCGGCGCCTACAACTACGACACGGGCTTGGTGGCTCGCTACGCGCTGGCCGCTACCGCTGCTGGCGCATCCAGTCTCACCGGGCAGGCCACGCTCGGTGATAGCACCGTTGCCGCCAACGAGTACCGCAACTTTCAAATCCGGGTGGTAGAAGACCCCACCAACAAAACAGCCGTGGGCCAGCGCCGCATCATTGCATCGCACACCGCTGGCCCATCCCCGGTGTATACCTTGGGCAGTGCTTGGACGGTCACGCCCAGCAGCAGCGCCAAGTACGTCATCGAACTGCCCAACCTGATCTTGATGCGCTCCAGCGCCACTACCACGGTCTACACTTACAACTACGGCGACGCCTCCATCACAAACGGCACCAACACCATCGCAGCCGGCGCTTGGTCCACCACCTACTTCGGCGTGGCCCCAGCCGCCAACGCAGCAGGCGGTATTTGGGCACCAAGCTGGGGTATTCGGCCCAACGCAGCTAAAAATGCAACGCAGGGTATGTGCCACTTTTTCCGTGGCGGTACTGTTGCCACATTAGATTCACTGGATATTGCAGGCGGCGCTACTGGGTTATGGAGCAGTGCCGTGGTGTATGACGGCGCAATAACTTGGACCACTGCAAGTTGCGGCGGCTACGCCCCTTTCGAAAATGAAGGCCGCATGGTGTATATCAATGTGTATGTGGCCTCGCAAGTTAATCAAATTCATCGCTTCGATGTGCAAAATAGAGTGCTTGCCCCCTTTACCTCCACCGACTTTTTGCAGGCCGGTACAGCGGCCAGTAGCAAGCGCATCTGCTGCTACGCGGCCATTGACGGCACCGACACTTACGACGTCGTTCTGCTGCAATCACATCTCTCAACCGTCGCGCAAGAAATGGTGGTGTTGGTATGAACATAATGGAATTAATTACACTAGCAACTAATCGACTAGCTACACTGAATAACGCAAGAGCTACTGCTAATGCTTTAGGCGATGTATCCAGATTATCTCGGTTGGATTTAGACATAGCTGAAACTGAAAATACTCTTGAGGCTTTGCGTACTTTAGTTTAGATAACCATTAAGTCACAAATATATTTTACCTTGACAATGCAAGTAATATATGATATAATTTATCTAATATACTTGCATTTCTTATAAAGGGTTTTATGGAAGAAATTATAAAAGCAAAGTCTTTTACCCCTACGGAAGCAATGAAAAATAATGCTAGGCGTGGACTTGCACTTAGGGAAAAGTACGATAGAGGGGGTCTTGATACTTCACAGGCACACAAGGAAGGCGTAGGATCAGGCGTAGCAAGAGCAAGAGACATAATCAATGGTAATCTATCTCTTGAGTCTGTTAAACGAATGTACGCCTTTTTTAGCAGACATGAGAAGAACTACAATCCTAAAAAGAAGATGCCCGATGGTGGCCCAACTGCAGGTACTATCGCTTGGCTTCTCTGGGGTGGTTCCGCAGGATTAGCTTTTGCTAGACGAGTGCTTAAACAAGAGCAAATTCTCAAGAGCTATACAAGAGCAATCACAGATACTGAAGTTAACACTGAAGATGAACTATCTTGGATGAAACTTCAAGTAAACAAATCTACTAACGAAGAGCTAAAGCAAGTTTTATATGTAGCTATGTGTCCTGATGAAGCTGATCTTCACGGTGATATTACGACAGCAGATGAAGTTAGAAAAGCCTGTCATAACTTCAATCAACACTGCATGAAAGCTAATCTTTTTCATCTAGTAGAGACTGATACATTTTCCATAGTCGAGAGCTACGTATCACCTACTGATTTTATTCTAGGTGAAAAGATTGTCAAAGCAGGAACTTGGCTAGTAAATCTACAGATACATGATGACGATGTATGGGCTTTAGTTAAGTCTGGAAATATTAACGGCGTGAGCATTGGAGCATTAGCTTCTGTTCAGAAAATAGAAGAGGAAACAGATGACTGAAATTAACCGAAAAGCTAAACGTAAGTTAAGCAATATTGACTTTAGTAAACAGGGCAGTCATATCGCGCTGGTTTCTACTGCACAAGGAGGCCCAGCCAGTGGTCACGATTATGCACTTGTTATGAAAGCTGTAAATTTCTCTGAAGAGTTTATTCAGAAAGCAAGTGAGATTAAAGTAACATTAGAGATTACAGAGTTTCTACGTAGGTTCTTTAATATATATTCTGAAGAAGCAGAAGTATTAGCTCGTGCGTTAGGTTTTACTACTGCAATGCAAGATCGCGCAGCAGCAGAAGCAGTCGATGATGCTATCGAGTCTGAAGACGAACCATCTACGTATGAAGATTATATCCAATCTAAGATGGAAGCCTTTGAGGTTATGAAAGCTTTATATGAAGCTGATTCTATACCTGAAGTTCTTTCTAAACTAGATGAAGATGAATACCTAGCAATGCTTAAAGATCAAGAGCGACTTGAGAAAGCATTTAAGAAGATCACTAAAGATCAAAAGAATTCTGCTAAGACTATTCCTGTAGTCAAAGCTGGAGAAGGCTCAACCGAAGCCATTGCGAAAGCAGAACAGTCGGATGATAAAACTGAAGCGAAGGTTGAACCTTCTGAAACCATAAATAAAGGAACCAGTATGACGAAAGAAGTACAAGTAGCCGAAATTGAAAAGACTGTCGAGGTTGTTGAAAAATCACAACTAGATGCTATTCAAAAGGCATTTAATGAGCAGAAAGAAGAACTGCAAAAAGCACTAGACTTAGTTGCTAAGTTTGAAACAGAACGTAAAGAAGCTATTCGTAAGGCGCGGCTAGAGCAAGTAAAAACTGCTGTAAAAGACCAAGCTAAAGCTGAAGTTCTATTTAAGGCTTTAGGTCTAGTAGAAGATGAGACAGATTTTCAAGCTGTAGTAAAAACTCTAGCAGATATGCAAGCAGTTATCGAAAAGTCTGATTTGTTTGTTGAACAGGGTGTGCAAGTGGAAGCTGACGAAAAAGTAAAAGAGTCTGCTGTAGCACGAGTTATCAAAGCCCGTCTAAGTAAGTAATTTTAATCTTTAAGGAAATATATATATGTCACTCCTATTCACTGAAAACCTCCGTTTTAGCAATACTGTTAAAGCAGAACTCTGGCCTGAAATGGGCTACACTCGTGCAGTCGTTACCTATAATGGTACTGCTGGTGATCTAAAAATTGGTGCTGTTCTTGGCAAAGTTACTGTCGGTGGTAAGTACAAGCTACCTATTCAAACTGCAAGCGATGGTTCACAAACCGCAGATGCAATTCTAATCGAAGATACTACTGTTGCACTAAACACCGACAAGAAGGTGCTAGTTCTACTAAAAGGCCCTGCTGTCGTATCAAAAGCTGCGCTAATCCTAGATGCATCCTTTGATCTAGATGCTGAAAAAGCCGTTGTCTATGCTTCACTAGAAGCTAAGGGCATTCAAGTATCAGATGCTGTCTAAGATAGTATTAAATTAATATATAAGGAAACTATAAAATGGCAACTATTCGCAGTTTTGATAAACCGTTTGAAGTCACAGACCTCACCGAAGAACTAAACCTAATCCCCAATACTTGGGGTCTAATTAACGAACTAGGCATTTTCAATGCTGAAGGCGTATCCAATCATACCATTACCGTAGAAGCTACAGCAGGTACACTAAGTGTTATCCCTGACGCTACTCGCGGTTCACGTAATACTGTCAACAAGAATGATACTCGCAGCATCTATGCTTTCGGTGTTCCACACTTCCCACTAGATGATGCAGTTAGCCCTGCTGATCTACAAGGTAAACGTGCTTATGGTTCAGATCAAGCAGATACCGAAGCTGCTGTTGTTGCACGTAAGCTAGAGCGTCTACGGCGTAATCACGCTGTTACCCTAGAAGCTGCTCGTGCATATGCGCTTACTACTGGTGCAGTCTATGCTCCTAACGGTACTGTAGTCAATAACTACTATACCTCTTTCGGTATTACCCGTAAGGAAATCGACTTCGTTCTAGGTACTACGACTACTGAAGTTCCTGCTAAGATCGAAGAAGCTATTGCTCACATTATGGATACTCAGCTATCTGGTGAGTCAGTCAGTTCAGTTACTGCACTATGCTCCCCTGAGTTCTTTGCCAAGCTAATCGCTCAGGCTGGCGTAAAGGAGGCATACAAGTATTACTCTTCAACTCAAGAGCCGCTACGTAATCGTCTAGGTTCTGGTGTCTATCGCCGGTTTAGCCACGGTGGTATGGACTTCATTGAATATCGTGGGTCATATAATGGTACTCGTCTAATTCCTGCTGGTGATGCTTACGCACTACCAATGGGTACTATGGATACATTCATGAGCTACTTTTCACCAGCCAATAAAATGTCCCTAGTAAACACTATTGGTGTTGAGGCTTATGTATTCCAATACCGTGATCCTAAAGATGAAGGTATTCTACTTCAGTCCGAATCTAACCACATTGCTTTAGTTCGGCGTCCTGCTACTGTTGTTAGACTTTATTCTTCCAACTAAAATAACTGGAGGGTTCTTAAAAGGAATCCTCCTTTTAATACAGAATCTTTTATCGAGGGTTCTTTATTAAAATATATAAGGATAATTATGGCTGCTACTATTCGAGATATTAGGTATGAACTTGGTGACACGGATGCAACATTTCCGCTAATGTCAGATGCAGAAATCACTTACTTCCTTGCTAAAAACGAAAGCAATCTACGTAGAACATCATTAGATTGTGCTAAATCTCTGCTGTTTAAGTTAAGTATTCGCTCTGAAGATTCTACTGTAGATATATTCTCAATTAGCGGATCTAAAGCAGCTAAAGCCTATATGGATTCTCTCAAGATGTATATCAAGAATCCAGACTTTAATGGGAGTCTTACTTCTGTTTCAGGTTATGCTGGTGGTATCAGTAAGCAGGATATGCAAGATAACATCGACGTATATGATAATAATGCTGTGATTACTCCCGGCTTCAGTGGTTCCTATACATACCCACCGCTAAGTAATCCTTTCGTAGTCTGAGGTAGTCATGTCAAATGCATTCTTGAGAGCTACCGCCTATGCGATTGATCGCCACGGTTTAACAGCAACATACACGGTAGTTACCGAAGGCGTTTACAATATTGAAACAGGAAGTACTACAAATACTACTACTGCTTATTCTGTAAAGATGTATATGCGGCAGATTAGAGCTTCCCAATTCAACTATCCTAATCTTATTGGACAGGAATCTGGATTGTTTTATATTCTAGCTACTAACTTAGGTTTTATGCCACAAGCACAAGATCAGATTACTTATGCTGGTAAAACTTACAAGGTAGATTCTGTACAACAGCATACTGCAGAAGGTGGTGTTGTCTTATATCGTGTGCTTGCTGTAGTTTAATATCTCAAGTAGGTATTCTATGCAAGTAACTGTAAATACAAAAGAACTACTAGAGAGCCTTAAGAAATACGAAGAAGAAATTAAGCGTAAACTTGAGGGTATGGTTACAAAGTTTGCATATGAATCTACTGTCATTGCAATCAATAACACCCCACTCGGCAACTCTACTTCTTTTGCAGACTGGTATGAAGTTAGAGAAATGGTTACAGGCTTATCTCCAGAAGAAGGCTTTGCAAGAGGAAGCTGGCAAATATCGCTAGACGGTTCTTTATCTTGGAGAGAAACATACGGGCAAGGCTCTGGAATGCTTGCTGCAGAAGATGCCAGAGAGAAAATGTCTGATTATAAAATAGGTGATACTGTTTATATAGGTAACTTAGGGCCTTACATTAAGAAACTAGAAGATAACTATTCACCACAGACAAGTGGACAAGGTATCATGCAGCCTACTGAGGATAATATAGTAGCAATATATAACACAGATATAAAACAAATGTTTGATAACTCATAAGGAAACATATGGCTTTACTTAGTATTAAAAAAGCATTTGAAAAGAAACTAGCTGCAATGACTCCTGCGTTATCTACTGCATATGAATCAGTTAGTTTTACGCCAGTAGCAGGTACAGCTTACCAACGTGTTCAATTAGTGCCACGTAGACCAGAAAACCCAACGATGGGAGATGCTTACTACAGAGAAGTAGGAGAGTTTCAGATATTTCTCTGCTACCCTTCTAATAAAGGTGCAGCAGAAGCATTAGCAAGAGCAGAGTTAGTTCAACAGCATTTCGCCAGAGGAACTACATTAGTCGAGGGAGTGTATGAGATTAATATCATGCGTACACCACAGATTACAGGAACGGTTATTGTATCCGATAGGGTCATAGTTCCTGTAATTATTCAGTATTCTGTTGGGGTAATGTAGTCCCTCCGAATTAAAAAAGTAATTTTGCAAAATTAAATACATTAAGGAAATAAATCATGCCAATTTCGAAGGGCGTATCTAAATTAGTAGCCATTAAAAAAGAGACAACCTATGGTACACTTGCAGGGCCTACTGGCGCAAGACTTCTCCGTAGAGTAACTTCTAACTTCAATCTAACAAAGGAGGTGTACCAGTCGGATGAGTTAAGAACAGACTATCAGATGGCAGATTTCCGTCATGGTGTGCGTTCTGCTGATGGTTCTGTATCCGGTGAACTATCTCCCGGTTCTTACTCTGATCTAGTTGCTGCTGCTCTGGCTCGTTCATTTAGTGCAGGTATTACTGTAACTTCATTAGCCTTTGCTACTACTGCAACTACTATTGTTCGTTCAACCGGCTCGTTTCTAACAGACGGTTTCAAGATTGGCGATGTTATTCGTATCACCGTAGGTTCTGGCGCTAATGCTAACAACCTAAACGTCAACTTGCTAATTACCAACGTGGTTGCACTGACGATTACATTCGTAGTATTGAACGCAGCTACTTTCACTGCAAGTCCTACCGTTACAGCAGCTACTATTGTAGTTCAAGGTAAGAAGACTTTCGTCCCTACTACTGGTCATACTTCTGACTCATTTACTGTAGAAGAGTGGTACTCTGATATTGCTCAGTCTGAAGTATTTACTGGTTGCAAGGTTAACACTATTGGTGTCAGTATTCCCGCTACCGGCATGGCTACACTGGACTTTGGCTTCATGGGCAAAGACCTAGCTCAAACAGGTACTACTCAGTATTTCACTAGTCCTACTGCATTAGGTACTTCTGGTGTTTGTGCTGGTGTTAACGGTGTGGTTGTATTCAACGGTACTGCTGTTGCACTAATTACAGATGCTTCAATCAATATTAACCGTAATATTTCTAACGCTACTGTACTAGGCAGTAACTCAATCGCTGAGTCTTTTGATGGTCGTTGTTTAGTCGATGGTAGTATCAGCTTGTACTTTGCTGATGCTGTTGCTCGTAATGCATTCAAGGATGAGACTGAAGTTTCTCTAATCTTTACTCTTACTACTAGCAATTCTAATACTGCTGATTTTGTTAGCATCACTATCCCACGCGCTAAGATTAACAGTGCAACTAAGGCCGATGCTGAGCAAGGTATTACTATGTCTTGTGATTTCCAAGCCCTAATGGCCGTAGCCGGTGGTACTGGCACTGCAAATGAGCAGACTACCATCGTGGTACAAGATAGTCTTGGTTAATTGATTGTATGTATAAGGATAGGGGGCGCCCGAAAAGATATTTAGTCTATATCTTCCTTATTATTTACTGACTATTCTTAAGGACTAAGAATGACATGTTGTGTTTACTTACATCACCATCCAGAGACAAATGAAATAGTTTATATTGGACATGGTACTAGTG